GTAAAAGATGATAATGCTACTTTCCTTTCAAGAAATTTGGAAATATCAGATTCAGTTGAATGACCATCGTTGACTACTGAAGGATAACTTGCTGAAACGATTGTTTGGTGCATGGCATTATCGGCATGTAGCTCAGTCGTAGTTGGAGCGCCAGATTGTGGGTAGATATTGGGGTCGAATTTATAGTTTTCGGAACTTGATGGTAAGACATCACCTTTTATTAAATAATCCATAAGTGTTAGGGTTTTAATATTTGGAGTGGCTTTTTATATAAAACAGTACATCTTCCACTATGTGTACTGAGCCCTATTTGTTTTCGGACAAAGGGAACCGGATATATTATATATACAGTCATATGTAGGTGAGTTACTAAAATTAGAATGCTGGATCAAGAGCATTCTGCCGTGCTAATTTTGTTCTCACTGCGAACAGTTCTTGTATATATAAATTATAATATCATTTTTTGTTTATCATCGTCTTCATAACACCAACGCAAAGTGTCCAACCATGATAATTTATGTTTTGTAATAAAAAAGCGTTGAATTTGGGGGTAAGAAGTGAATATAGCATCCATACTCTTAGTCATCTCATCAAAGATTTCTTCCCCATGGAGAGCCCATTCACGTCGAGCACTCAAATAAGTATTAGCAACTCTTTCCTCTTCACTGATTTTATCATGGTCGGTAAAGATTAATAAACTTCGCGTAATGCTGTCCATTGCTATTGGTGCTACACACATACCTTTAAGGAAACAAAATTTTCTTTTTAGGAAATCAACTTGCTGAATGTTCAAAAAAGGAACACTCTTAGATTCCTTATCCGCCATAGTATATTTTATTTCAAGCTGTAAAAGACCTTCAGCGAGGGTAGTATGATTGAAGGTGGCATCCTTACTACCAAAGATATTGTCGTCGCCCAATGTCATTAATCTAACATTATCCATAAAACTCCCCAGTGTTCTACCTGGCAAATAATACACATATCTAACATATAGCGAGTTTACTAGACTATTAATAATTACGGTCAAGGGATGACCTGAAGAGTTACCTCCAAAGAATTGAAACAAATCACCATTCATATTTGTAATAGGATAGGCAATATCGGTTGCAATCCCCTTGGATATCAT